AGTGAAGAAGATGATATTGTAGTAGAAATTGGCGGCGTTGCTGTAACGGGTACTGCCACCCATCCAGATGCAAACCCCAAGTGGGCAAAACCTTTTGGAACTATCTCGTATCAGAAGGATGCCTTTATTGTTATCAAGAACCGCTCGCGTTCTCCTTTTGAACCATCTAAGTACAACCCAGATTTAAAAGCACATCATGCCGAATCATAATCAACTATACGAAGACATGGAGAAGTTGAATGCTTTGTATGAAGAACTGTGCTGGAACCACGATGATGAACTAGTTTTTACCCATGATGGTGAAGAAGTCATCATATACAACAAAACAAAACAGGAGAAATCTCATGAATGAAAAAGCAGAACGTATTAATGGTTGGGCAGCAATGATCGGTGTGATCGCTGCTATGGGATCTTATGCGGTCACAGGTCAAATCATTCCAGGTATTTGGTGATGTTGTTGTTAGCAATTATGATGCTAGGGATGTGGATATTAATCAGTGTCCTTGGTAGTAATGATGCTGACGACGATGACGACCTTGGTGGCGGTATGATGATTCCCGCACACAACCCAATTTAAAAAGTAAACCCTGTTCTATATAAAGGACAGGGTTTTTTTGTGTTATGCCTAGAGGAAAAATTGATAAAGACGAGATGATTTGTTATGTACTTAAATTAAAACACCAGGTAGATAGTGACCGTGCATATCCTGGAGAGAAGGATATGGTCCAAAAATACCTGAACAGGGTCTTGGACAGGATCTCTGAGTACCGCTATTGACATCCCAAGATTTTTGTAGTATCATGGATATGATTCCTTTACTATGAATCATGAGTGAACAGCAAAATCACCTTTGGAAATATGAAGAAGGTGAAACTTTACAAGAAGTAAGAGATTATATTTCTCAGACATATCAGGGGCATTACACCAGTAAGGAAAATAGAACACAGACCTTGGATCTGCTAGAATCCATTGGGACTGCTCCTGCTTTCTGTCAAGCGAACATCATCAAGTATGCTTCTCGCTTTAACAAGAAGGGTCAGGAAAAAAGTGACCTGCTGAAGGTCATTCACTACGCTATCCTCTTGTATCATTTCTCTGGACTTCACAAGAAAACTAATGGAACTTATGAAACTTTCTGATTCTACTCTCAATATTCTTGAGAACTTTTCGACTATCAATCAGTCGATCCTGATCAAAGAAGGTTCTAAGATCAAGACTATTTCTGTCATGCGTAATATCTTGGCAGAAGCAAACGTCCCTGAAGAGTTCCCTAAGGATTTTGCCATCTATGATCTCAAGCAGTTTCTGAATGGTGTAAAACTCCACAGAAATCCTGATCTTGGATTTGACAACGATTCTTTTGTCACTATCAGTGAGGGTAAACTCAAAGCAAAATATTTCTTTGCTGATCCTTCTGTGATTGTTGCACCCCCAGACAAAGAACTTTCTCTTCCCAGCAAGGATGTTTGCTTCCAATTGGAAAGTCAGCAGTTGAATTCTCTGTTGAAAGCGTCTGCTGTCTATGGTCTTCCCGATCTTTCTGCTATTGGTGACGGGGAAAACATCAGTCTAGTTGTTCGCGACAAAGCAAACGACACATCTAACGAGTATTCAATCGTTGTTGGCGAGACTGATGCTACGTTTGAGTTCAATTTCAAAATGGAGAATATTAAGATTCTTCCTGGTTCTTACAACGTCGTGATTTCCGAGAAACTTCTTTCTCAGTTTTTCAACGATTCTATTAACTACTATATCGCTTTGGAACCTGATTCCACATTCGGATGAGACACATTCTTTTTACCCTAAAAGGTTGCTCTGAAAAACTTCTAGATGATGAGTCACACATCCGCAATGTACTTGTTCATGCGGCACATCTCTGCAAAAGTACATTGTTGGATGTCTCATCACACAAGTTTGATCCTCAAGGTGTGACTGCTATCGCTCTCCTTGCTGAGAGTCATATCAGCATTCATACCTGGCCAGAGAATGGTATGGCAGTGTGTGATGTCTTTACCTGTGGTGAGCATACAGTGCCTCGTGCTGGTGTTACTTACATGTATGAGATGTTTGATGCCAATGACATTGTTTCAAATGAGTTTATGAGACCCTTAGAATGACTTGGACTATTCCTGTTGAAGAAGATGAAAATGGGGAGTTGTTCCTCACATTTCCTGAAGATCTACTACAAGAATCTGGTCTAGAACCAGGAGATGATGTAGAGTGGATTGACAATAATGATGGATCATTTACTCTCAAAAAACTGAACTGACTTATGTCTTCTCGTGATGATTTTATTTGGGTCGAAAAATATCGCCCCAAAACTATTGAAGAATGTATTCTCCCAGAACGAATCAAGAAAACTTTTCAAGAGTTTTTGGTTAAGGGAGAGATTCCTAATATGCTTTTGTCTGGACCCCCTGGCATTGGCAAAACTACCGTTGCAAAAGCACTTTGTAGCGAACTGGGGGTTGACGTTTATGTGATCAATGGATCAGATGAAGGACGATTTCTTGATACGGTTAGGAACCAAGCAAAGAACTTTGCTTCGACCGTCTCACTTCAAGGACTGGGTTCAAAGCACAAAGTCATCATTATTGATGAGGCTGACAACACGACCCACGACGTACAACTCCTCTTACGGGCAAATATTGAGGCATTTTATAAAAACTGCCGATTTATCTTCACGTGTAATTACAAAAACAAAATCATTCAACCACTCCACTCCAGGTGTAGTGTCGTCGATTTTGCCTTCACGGGAGAAGAAAAACAAGACCTTGCCGCCAAATTCTTTAGGAGACTCAAAGAGATCCTGGTTGCAGAAGGTATTGAATCTGATCCAAAAGTACTGGTAGAACTAATCAAGAATCACTTCCCAGATTGGCGTCGTGTTCTTAATGAATGCCAACGCTACTCTGTAAGTGGTAGTATTGATACTGGTATTCTGTCAACTTTTGGTGAAGTTCAGGTCAATGAGTTGGTTAAGAACCTGAAGAAAAAGAATTTTACTGAAGTTCGTAAGTGGATTGTTTCTAACCTAGACAATGATCCTAACCAACTACTTAGAAAAATCTATGACAACCTGCACCAGAGTTTAGTTCCCTCCACAATTCCTGCGTCGGTATTGATCATTGCAAAGTATCAATATCAATCTGCGTTTGTCGCTGATCAAGAGATCAATCTTCTTGCCGCACTAACTGAGATTATGGTTGACTGTCAATTCAAATGAGATATCAACAAGTATCTAACTACGTTTATCAGTTTCCATCAGTACTTCCGCCAAAGTTATTTTTGCAGGGATATGATGAGTTTTCTCTTTCCAACAATAGTTGGATGGTAAAACAGGAACGACAACGTATCACAGAGTATGACCGCCATCCATACTGGTTTGGTATTGAAAAAGTCAGAGGCGATACTCTAGGTTGGTCTAATTCTTTGATTGACATTGGAGCATCGCTAAAACTGATAGCAGAGCATACGCTCAAAACAAAATTGAGATTAGGAAGGATAAACACCAACATCCAGGCATATGGCATGGAGTCTTCTTTTCATAAAGATGGCACCGACAAAGATTGGACCTTTATGGTCTTCTTTAATCCTACATGGAATGCTGAATGGGGTGGTGATCTTCGCATTCAAATTGATGAAGGAGATTACATCGGGTTTACACCATTTCCGAATAGTGGTATACTATTCAAAGCAGATCTTGAACATAAAGGTGATCCTCCAAACAGACTGTGCAACTTTTTGAGATACAGCGCAGCATTTACATTTTTTGATTATGAATCTCCCCTTTGATAATGACAAAGTTGATTGGCAACTGGTCGCAAACACTGTTCACTGGTATAAGGATAGTGGCAAACCCATGGAAAGAGCATTTGCCTCTCTCCTGTTTGAGGTTGGCATTTCCGAAGCATCTGGTGGGCAGTTTCGTTATGTTGGCAACGAAGAAGTTGGCGTTGATCTAAGAATCAATTCCAATAACGAAGGACTGGAAATTAAGTCTCAGTTCGATCTATTCCCCAAAACAAACCGTGGGAAAAAGACCAAAAAAATGGGATACACTTCATTCCATTCTGCAGAAAAAACCTGTGATGATTTTGACATTCATTGCGATCATTTGATTTTGATCGACAAGAATGTGGATCGTTTCAGGTGTGCATATATCTCCAAGGAGACCATGGAGAAGCATAGAACTGAGATTTTTACTGAAAACAAATCTGGTATCTTTGCACAGTTCTCTATGGATCATCTGACTTTTATTACTGACAAGTTAGTTTCTCATCCGACTCATGACTTCCAACCCATTGAAGTCATTCAAAACATCGTTCGTGAAGAAGTCCTGAAACTATACAATGAAAGAAACCAAACTGACACCTGATAATGCTGTCTTGGCAGCAGATAAATTTATTGACTATTACTCTGGATTCAATCGGATTGATGATTATCTTCGTCATGTGAAGAAGAGTCGTGTCTCAAAACGTCCTGGTGTTTTGTTTGGTGCAGAGACGGAGATGTTTAGTAACTTCTCCATGAAACCTGAAGACTTTAAGATTCGTATTCATACAGTTGATACTAATCCTAAGACTACATCCAGGTACAATCAGAATTTATATTCTGATACTCTTAATCTCACAGCATCAAATGCAGTTGAAGAGGCGATTCCTGGTCGCACGCTTAAGTGGATCGTAGAAGAAGAAACCACAAAGACTATCTTAGGTGTAGTCAGGTTTGGATCTCCAACAATCAATTCTAAACCTAGGAATGATTACTTTGGGGAAATCTTACCTCTATCGCAAATCAACAAAGAATTTGTGATGGGTTTCAACATTGTTCCAGTTCAACCTTTTGGTTATAACTATCTGGGTGGCAAACTTCTTGCTCTTCTTGCCTGCTCTCAAGAACTGAAGTATCAGTTTGATGAGAAGTATGGAACAGATCTCAAGTACTTTGAAACTACATCACTATATGGAACTACTAAAGGAGTGTCCATGTACGACGGTCTAAAACCGTTTCTAAGGCACATTGGAGACACTGAGAGTAACTTTCTACCTTTGTTCCACGACGAGTACTTTAGAGACCTTTTCTGGTGGTTTAATGATAATGCCAATCAAGGTGAACGCTTGATTGCTGCAGACAAGTCATCAAAGAAGTTAAAGATTCAAACTAAGATGATCTCCATCATTAGAAATTCTTTGACTGATAGTGACAAACTTAAGCAGTTCAATGATTGTATTGATCATGCTAAATCACTTACAGAAAAGAAACGATACTATCTTGGAGATTTTCGTCACACTGCTGATCAAGCGATTGAGTGGTGGGTCAAGAAAGCAACTAAGAGGTATGATAAGTTGAAGACTGAAGGAAGACTGAGGTCTGAACTTGAAATCTGGTCACCTGGTGTTGATTTGGAGATCATTAGATAATGTGGAGAATCTGGGCAAAAGCACTGGGGCAGAAAGATGGACGAAATGACAGAGAAGCAGATACTGTTGCTGGCATACGCACCCTTATTTTTGTTTCTTACTTGGCTACCAACCTTTTTATTATTAGTGGAGTGATTAGGCACTGGAATGACGTACCAACTAAAAGACTGGTTGAACAGCATCAACCATCAAAAAAATGATCTGTTTGAAGAGGGTGCCTCTGCTAAAGAATACCCTGCATACATTGTCAACCGCTGTTTGTCTGGCGATCTTGATGCAATTATGTTTGCTAATGAGATGAATCTGAATCCCAATCTTGATTCTGATTTACAGTATTATTTTTTGCTAAATACTTTGAGAAAACGGAAACGTTTTAATCCCTGGCTCAAAAAAGAAAAACTTGAAGATCTTGAAGTTGTAAAGTCTTACTATGGTTATAGTAATGAAAAAGCACGAGAGGTTTTGAGCATTTTGAATTCTGAGCAAATTGCATTTATTAGATCAAGACTTGACCGTGGAGGCAAAACATGAGCGTCGTGAATGAACCTGAGATTAATTGGAGTCAGGACATGATGGTTGAAGTCATTCTGGGCGAACCAGATGACTTTCTTAAAGTAAGAGAAACTCTGACACGTATTGGAGTCGCTTCTCGCAAAGAAAAGAAATTATACCAGTCCTGTCATATTCTACATAAACAGGGCAGATACTATATTGTACACTTTAAAGAACTGTTTGCTCTAGATGGTAAGAAAGTAAATCTTACTGTCAATGATATTCAGCGTAGAAATAGAATTACACAACTAATTGCTGACTGGGGACTTATTCAACTTCAAGATGCAAGTTCTATTTCTGATATTGCACCTCTGAATCAAATTAAAGTTTTGTCTTACAAGGACAAGAATGATTGGATTCTAGAAAGCAAATATAACATCGGAAAGAAGAAAGTAGCACAAACCGAATGATTATGTAGGGGGATCCACACCCCCTTTTTAATGCGTTCTGTTATAATTAGTAGTGGATGCCGAAAGGGTCCAAAATTAACAGACGCTTTAGAGGTCACTATGTTTACCGACGCAAATGTTTTCACACTCAGTGTGCCCGAAACCAAACGCTATCTGAGAGACATTCAGAGAAATAGTATTGGGATGGATGAATGGTTTAGGAGGTTTGAGACAGCACATGAATCTCAAACAAATTATCCCCCATTCAACCTAGTAAAAGAAACCGCAACCAAGTTTAGACTAGAGATTGCTCTAGCAGGTTATGGTAAGGAAGACATTGAAGTTAGTACGGAATGGAACAAACTTCATATAGAATCCAAGAAAGTAGAAGAAAGCGAAGTAGAGTATGTGCATCGTGGTGTAGCAAAACGTGCTTTCAATCGCAGTTGGACACTATCTGATGATGTAGTTGTTGGAGCAGTTTCATTTGAGAATGGAATGCTTACAATTGAACTAAATCGAGTTGTACCAGAACATCAAATGCGTAAAGTATACGAAATTGCATAAATATAGAAGGAGTGAGTATATACTCTCTCCTTTTTCTGTATGAAGTATATGAAGAATCTTCAAAAATTCTTAGAGCAATCGGTATCTCATTTTTATCAATCTGATTTAAATGGGACATTTTGGCATGAGAAAAAATTGAAGTCTATTGTGAGACTTCAACTTCTAAGAATTGCTGATGCTTTCATTGACTTCACTGAGATAAGTCCAGAGGCGGTAGTAGACGTAATTTTAGTAGGCGGAAACGCAGGATATAACTATACTAGTAATTCAGATCTTGATCTGCACATTGTTGTAGATACTGATAAAATACCAGATTGCGACGAAAATATAATTTCGGATTATTTTAAAGATAAAAAACACCTCTGGACTTTAACTCATAATATTACAATTTACGGAACACCCGTAGAACCTTATATTGAAACTCCTGGTACTCCTAGAAAGAAATATCAAGGTGTATATTCTGTGATGAAAAATCAATGGATTCAAGAACCAACCACTCCAACGGGTGAGATTGATTCTGAAGCAGTAGATAAGAAAGTAAAGGATTACATCCATCGTATTGAAAATGTCTTGCAGACTACTAACGATGAGAATGTAATTAGAGAACTAATTAAAAAACTGGGTCGTTACCGTGAGTCTGGTCTCCAAAAGGGCGGAGAGTATGGTATCGAAAACCTTGTATTTAAGAGACTGCGAGCAGGCGGGTATATTGACAAACTCAGGCAGTATGTGGTACACTTAAAGGACAAGAACCTATCCTTGTTATGATCAAAATTTTGATGTTGAAGTTGGGAATCATTTTGGTTGCCAGTATTGAAGATATTGGTTCTGAACTTGGTGAACCTGATTGCAAACTAACGAATCCGTTTACCTTGACGCAGAACGTAGACGGCAAGTGGAACGTACTACAACCATGGCCTGAATTTACTAGTCAGAGAACCGCAGTAATTCACTCCGACAGCATCTTGACTATTGTCGAACCGACCAAAGAACTGATCCAGAAATTCCAAGAACTGACTGCTGAATGAAGTTTTACACCAACGTTCAAATGGTTGGTAATCAGTTTCTTGTTCGTGGTTACGACGATGGTCGTCACTTCATGGTGCGAGAAAAATACCAACCAACTCTTTTTGTACCATCCAAAAAAGAGACATACTACAAGACTCTGGAAGGTAACTACGTTGAACCCATCAAACCTGGTGGGGTAAAGGACTGTAGAAACTTCATGCAGCAGTATGCAGAGGTTGAGAACTTTCCTATCTATGGTAATGAAAAGTTTATCTACCAGTACATCTCGGACAATTACACCGAAGATGAGATTAAGTTTGACATCAACAAAATCAAACTGGTTACAATTGACATCGAAGTAGAATCCGAGTATGGATTTCCTGATGTGCATTCTGCAGCAGAAGAGATTCTGTTGATTACGCTACAGGATTACACCACCAAGGAGATTATCACATGGGGTAAGGGTCCATATAAGATTAAAAAAGAGAACCACTTCTACAAGGAATTTAACAACGAGTATGATCTCTTGAATGATTTCATCAACTGGTGGATGATTGAGGAGAATACTCCCGAAGTTATTACTGGTTGGAATAGCAACCTGTACGATATTCCTTATGTTGTTCGTCGCCTAGAGAGGGTTCTGGGTGAGAAGTTGATGAAGCGCATATCTCCATGGGGACTAGTGACCGAAGATAAAGTCACTATCATGGGACGTGAGCACATTACTTATGACATCGGTGGTGTAACGTCACTTGACTATCTTGACCTGTACAAAAAATTCACCTATACCAACCAAGAGAGTTATCGCCTAGACCACATTGCATTTGTGGAACTTGATCAGAGAAAACTAGATCACTCTGAGTTTGATACCTTTAAAGACTTTTATCGCAATGGTTGGGAAAAGTTTGTAGATTACAACATCGTTGACGTTGAGATTGTTGACCGTCTGGAAGACAAGATGAAACTCATCGAACTTGCAGTCACGCTTGCATATGATGCCAAGGTGAACTTTGGGGATGTATTTTCTCAAGTTCGCATGTGGGATACTATCATTTATAACTATCTGAAAAAGAGAAACATCGTTATTCCTCCTAAGGTTACCTCTACTAAAGATGAAAAGTACGCAGGAGCATACGTCAAGGAACCGATTCCTGGAAAGTATGATTGGGTTGTTAATTTTGACCTTAACAGTCTCTATCCTCACCTCATTATGCAGTACAATATCTCACCAGAGACACTACAGGAAAATAGATACCCAAACGCGAGTGTTGATCGAATCCTTAAGAAAGAACTTGAGGTAGATTCTGAGTTTGCTGTATGTGCCAATGGTGCAATGTACAGTAAAAATAAACGTGGATTTTTGCCAGAACTCATGGACAAAATCTACAGTGATCGTGTGATCTACAAAAAGAAGATGCTTGAGGCAAAGCAGAAGTATGAAGACAATCCGTCAGAGGATCTGAAGAAAGAGATTTCTCGGTGCAATAACATGCAGATGGCGAGAAAGATTCAACTAAACTCTGCTTATGGTGCTATTGGTAATCAGTATTTTAGATACTACAAGTTGGCAAACGCTGAAGCAATCACTTTGTCTGGTCAAGTTTCGATCCGTTGGATTGAAAATAAAATTAACGAGTATCTAAATAAGTTGCTCAAGACTGATGATGATTATGTTATTGCTGTTGACACTGACTCTGTTTATCTTAACATGGGTCCTTTGGTTGACCGTGTATACGAAAAGCGAGAGAAAACTAATGAGAGCATCATTAGTTTCCTTGACAAGGTGTGTAAGGTGGAACTTGAAAAATATATTGATCGTTGCTACGAAGAATTGGCATCATACCTAAACGCCTATGAACAGAAGATGTTCATGAAGCGTGAGAATATCGCTGACCGTGGCATTTGGACTGGTAAGAAGCGATACATCCTTAATGTTTGGAACAGTGAGGGTGTTGCTTATAAAACTCCCAAACTAAAGATGATGGGTATTGAGGCAGTCAAGTCCTCGACACCAGCAGTTTGTCGTGCTAAAATTAAGGAAGGTATCAAAATCATTCTCACCCAAACTGAGGATGACATTATTGCCTTCATCGATCAATGGCGGAAGGACTTTAAAAAACTTGGTCCAGAAGAAATTTCGTTCCCCCGTAGTGTTAGCAATGTAGACAAGTACAAATCAAGAGAAACTATTTACGCCAAAGGCACGCCGATTCACTCTAGAGGATCTGTGCTCTATAACCACTACATTAAAGAACGAAAGATTGACCATAAATATCCCGTCATACAGAACGGGGAAAAGATCAAGTTCTGTTATCTCAAGAAACCCAATCCCATCGGGGAGAACGTAATCTCCTTCATTTCGGAGTTTCCTGTAGAGTTGGGACTGAATGATTACATTGATTATGATTTGCAGTTTGACAAATCATTTTTGGAACCTCTAAAGATCATCCTAGAGTCTATTGGGTGGTCACACAAAAAAACAATTACCTTGGAGTCATTTTTTATCTGATGGATCTGCCTATTAATGATAACGAACTTAATACTATTGTGAAAGCAATGTCTCTTGGAGGTGATACTGCGCTATATCAAAAACTCAAACTTGTAAAGGAACTGCGTGAGCAGGATCTGCCTTATAAAAAAATTCTTCGTGAACAATACGGGATGGTTGCCTAATGGACTTTCTGAAAGAAATTGTAAAAGAAATTGGTGATGAATACACCCAACTCGCATCAGATATTGATGAGACTGAGACATTTGTCGATACAGGTTCGTACATTTTTAATGCACTGGTTTCAGGTAGCATATTTGGTGGTGTATCTGGGAATAAGATTACTGCTATTGCTGGAGAGTCTTCTACTGGAAAGACTTTCTTCAGTCTCGCCGTTGTTAAGAATTTTCTCGATTCCAATCCCGATGGTTTTTGTCTCTATTTTGATACTGAAGCAGCTGTCAATAGATCACTCTTAGAAAGTCGTGGACTTGACTTAAATAGAGTAGCAGTTACCAACGTTGTTACTGTTGAAGATTTTCGCAGTAAAGCACTTAAGGCAGTAGACATCTACCTTAAGAAACCCGTAGAAGATCGCAAACCTTGTATGTTTGTGCTAGACTCACTGGGTATGCTTTCTACAGAGAAAGAGATCACCGATGCACTAAACGACAAGCAAGTTCGTGACATGACCAAATCTCAGTTGGTCAAGGGTGCGTTCCGTATGCTCACTCTCAAGTTGGGTCAAGCAAACATTCCAATGATTGTTACCAATCACACCTATGATGTTATCGGATCTTATGTACCAACTAAAGAAATGGGGGGAGGCAGCGGACTCAAGTACGCAGCATCTACGATCATTTATCTCAGCAAAAAGAAAGAAAAAGATGGAACAGAAGTGGTCGGCAATGTTATCAAAGCTAAGACTGCTAAGTCGCGTCTAAGCAGGGAGAACAAAGATGTGGAAGTACGTTTGTTTTACGACGAGCGTGGTCTTGATCGTTATTACGGTCTTCTTGAACTCGGTGAACTGGGCGGTATCTGGAAGAATGTCGCAGGACGGTACGAGTTTGATGGCAAAAAAGTCTATGCCAAACAGATTCTTAAAGAACCTGAAAAATACTTCACCCCTGAGGTGATGCAAGCACTTGATGAAATCGCCAATGCAAACTTTAGTTATGGAAGAAACTCTGACGAAATTAATTCTCAGTAATCTGGCGACTAATGACGAGTACTCTCGCAAGGTACTCCCATTCATTAAACCAGAATATTTTGAGACTAGGGCAGAGAAGATTGTATTTGATGAGATTTCTAAATTCATCATTTCCTACAATAAAATGCCCGCAAAAGGCGCATTGGCAATTGAGGTAGACAATCGAAATGACTTGTCTGACAATGAATATCAGCAAGTAAAAGAACTTATAAGTAATATTGTTGAAACAGATCACGATATCACATGGTTGACTGATAACACTGAGAAGTGGTGTAAGGATCGTGCGATTTATCTTGCTCTGATGGAAGCAGTCAGTGTTGCTGATGGTGGAGATGATAAGAAATCGAGAGATTCTATTCCATCAATTCTAACTGAAGCACTGTCGGTATCTTTTGATAATCACATTGGTCACGATTACATTGATGATGCTCAACACCGATATGAGTTATACCACAAAGTTGAAACTAAAGTTCCTTTCGATCTTGAATATTTCAACAAAATTACAAATGGTGGTATATCCAATAAGACTCTTAATGTCGCTCTTGCTGGTACAGGTGTCGGTAAGTCTTTGTTCATGTGCCATGTGGCTTCTTCCATCCTCTTGGCGGGAAGTAATGTACTCTACATCACGCTTGAGATGGCAGAGGAAAAGATTGCAGAGAGAATTGATGCAAACCTCCTTAATGTCAATATTCAGGATGTGCGTGAATTACCCAAAAAGAGTTTTGACACAAAACTTGCTAAACTTGCTGACCGTACCAAGGGTAAACTTATCATTAAAGAGTATCCAACTGCATCAGCACACGCTGGACACTTCAAGGCACTCTTAAATGAACTGGCACTTAAGAAATCATTTAGACCTGATATTATTTTCGTTGATTACCTTAATATATGTGCTTCCTCCCGCTATAAGTCAAACCTTTCTGTCAATTCATATTCTTATATCAAAGCGATTGCAGAGGAACTTCGAGGGTTGGCTGTTGAGACAAACGTCCCTATCGTTTCTGCCACGCAGACCACTCGCTCTGGTTATAGTAGCAGTGACGTTGACCTTACTGACACTAGTGAGTCCTTTGGTCTCCCTGCTACTGCTGATCTTATGTTTGCCCTTATTTCTACAGATGAACTTGAAGGGCTTGGACAAATTATGGTGAAGCAGTTGAAGAATCGCTATAACGATCTCAACATGAACAAAAGGTTTATTGTGGGGGTTGACAGAGCGAAGATGAGGTTGTATGATGTTGAACAGTCTGCCCAAAAAGATATTCTTGATAGTGGTCAGGCAGAGGAAGAATATGAACATAATCAAGATAAACCACAGAAGAAAACATTTGAGGGATTTAAATTTTGAGATTAGAAAGTGCAGATAAGCATTACGCTGAAATAACAAAAATTAATCCTGATGCTCAGATTGAAGTTAGGGTTGAAAAGGGTCGCGCCTTTTTTGTAGTTGAAAATTTTCTTTCAAGACCAGATGATTTCAAAGAGTTTCTATTAGCACAGGCACACTGGCAAAATAAAATTGATTCTACTGGGTTTTCAAGACCTGGGAAATCTGCCCTCTTACCATTGAAGATGGGCGATTTTATTTCTGAATATCTTAGTTCTATCTTTGGTGTAGATGCTTTTGGTATTCATAGCGTTTATACAAATTGTATGAACGGAGATATGAAAGTTTCTGAAAGAAGTAAGTGGCCTCATACGGATGGATTAGGGCATAATTTTCTTGCAGCAAATATTTTTCTAAGTGAAACGTGTCACGGCGGTACTGGATTTTGGTCATTCGATGATGGCACAAAACCAGAACCATATCCATCAATGCATCACTTGAATACTTTTGATAAGAACAAGATTCTTAGATTGACTGAAAGTAAAGTGTTGACGGATTGGGAGCAGTATGATAGTATAGATGAGTGGAAATTGGATTATGTACTTGAGCACAAGTACAACAGTTTCTTTGTTTACTCAGGAATGCTATTTCACAATCCTTATATTCCTCCAACTTCATATCTTGAAGATGATAGATTTTCCTTTGTAACTATGTTAAATCCTTCAGAATCATATAATCTGATTGATTCAAACCCAGAAGTTCAGCAGCAGTATGAAAAACTGCGTGAAATTTTTTACTTGACTATCCCCAATTTTCGATGACTATTGAATTTGAACGCTATCAAAAGTTTGTTGACGCGGTTACTAGCGACGCCTCTACTGATTTTCTCGCACTTTCCGACCGCCTTGTTGCCCTTGATGAGAAGGGTGCCAATATTGAGCGACTTCTTACTGCGGGTGTTGGTATTAATGCTGAGGGTGGCGAGTTTCTTGAAATCATCAAGAAGATGGTTTTCCAAGGAAAACCTTGGAACGACGATAACCGTGAGCATCTTATTATTGAACTCGGTGATATTATGTGGTACGTTGCTCAAGCCTGCATGGCACTCAATGTTTCTTTCGATGATGTGATTGCACGTAACGTCAAGAAACTTGAAGCACGTTATCCTGGTGGCGCATTTGACATTTACTATTCTGAAAACCGTGCAGAAGGTGATCTATAATGAATAAGAAACCACTGACAGTTGAGGAGACAGAAGTTGCTTGTGAGCAGTTCTTTCCTATCTTTGATCTAATCCGCAACCAAATGCCTGTAGAGGCAACTATTGAGGACACACTTAAAGTAATGGAAACTGTCTGTACCTTGGCGCATAAGATTCGTGCTGAAAAAGAAATGGAAGCACTACCCTTTGGGTTCAATAAAAAAACTACAGTTGAACAGTAATAAATATCCCCGTAAGGGGATTTTTTTATGGAAGAGATTATTGGCCTCTTTATTGCGAAGTATCGAAATCGCATGAAAAATATGCGTAAAATGCTAAAATCCAAGCGCATACAGCATTTTGCACAGTTCTACGTATCTTCCCTAGATAAATATAAGGAAGACAAGACAAAATACACTAGACTTAGGACACTAGGTCTTAAGTACATTATGGACCACCAAGACGATATTCTCGCTCAACTTGATACATGAAAAATTTTAGTCAGTTTGTTACTGAGGCAAAAACCACCTCCGCATCCCAGCAGGCAAAGAGACTGGGACTTGTGGGGGATGGACATGGGGATTGGTATGACAAACAGGGTGCTTTGAAAGCGAAAACAATCAAAGGTAAACTGGTATTTTTTGACGGGCAAAAAAATAAGTCCGCAGATCAAGGTTCTCCTGAAGGTCAAGCAGTAGAACCTCAAATTGATCAGAGAGCAAGCAGTGATTCTACTGATGCAAGAAGAAGCGGACCATCAGTAACAACCGCTGATGTCGCACAAAAGCAATCGGGTCGTGCAGCAGGTAGTGGAGCAACTGTAAATCCTCCTGCAGAAGGTGGTCGTGCGCTGACCGTTGCATTTGATAGATTTGACGATGCTTCAGTTGCAGAGAATATGTTTGCTACATTAGAAAATGTTGGCGGACAATATTTTGTATTTCCTAGCAGGAGTGCAGACATCCAATCTTTAAAGGAAGCATATCCTGAGTTTGCGGAAAGTATTATTGATGATAAGGACGCAGAAACTATTTTTGATGTTCTGCAAACATTTAATGAAATGGGACACACCAATATTAATATTGTTGTCCGACAAAGTAGAGCAAATCAAACCGAAGAACTTGTTAGTAAGTATAACGGCGATCTCTACAACTTCTCTTCTATTAATTATATCCCTGTAGAAGAAAGAACAGTTCGTGAACAGTATGTCGATGGTGATATTTTGAAGATTGGTGCCAGGGTAGAGAATAATAATGGGCAGGTCGGAGAGATTATTAGGCGCGGAGCAAACCACTTAATTTGTGTGACAGAAGACGGGGAAATGTTTAAATCCTGGATAAGAGACGTTATTGAAGTATAAATATAATTAACGCTAATCGTATAGAATTGTACAGTAATGTCTAATCCTTTTGCGCCTATTTACGATGACCTGAGAGCGCCTTATCTTGGGGAGAAGAAAAAATGTGATAATGATGGCGATCTTGCCAACAATTATCCTCCTTATGATAAGGTAACTAGAGGTGATGTGATCGCTGGTGCAACTGGCAAAGACCAGATGGGTGGAAAGAAAAAGCACGATTGTGCTAAGAAAGTAAGTTGTGAAGGTAGAGAATTTGATGTCATCCCTGAGATGCACACGATGCTGGAGGATGGCACTGTAACTCATTACGATATCACTGATGGTGAATACGTTTATGAGAATGTTCCCGTTGAAGATCTTGAGATTCTAATTTCTGAAAAGCACGAGCATTTTGACAACTATGACAAGAATGCTGAAGTACTTGGTGAAAAATCTTGCGGTTCGATGAAGAAAAAGAAGAAAGGTTCTTACGCAGAACATTCTTCTTGGCGTGCTGAACTAGGTGAGGTCTTCATTGACAAAGAAGAAGATCAAGAAATGATGGATGTCAGAAAGGGCATCAAGAATAAAATTCAAGTTATGCCCACAATTAAAACTGAAGAAGTTCTTGCTGATGAGCAAGTTAGTTTCACTGTAGGAAGCACTGGTGGAAGTTCTGCTAGAAGACAGCAGAAGATCAATAAGGCTGCTGATGCTGGTGTTCCCAATGCCGCTGCTAAAGCGAAAGGTCCTATTCTTCCTGGCAGCATGGTAAGACTTGCTAACTCTTATGAGATTGATGGTGATCTTGTTGAGGAAGTTGTTGGTAAAATTGAGGGTGTTCTTGAGGGATTCAAATCCATTGATAAGGACAAAGAAAACAGAATGTATCGTCGTGCTGGTAATCTAGCACGCAAGTCTCTTTCTACTGATGACAAAAAAGAGAAAGAAGAAACTCGTAAGAAGTCTGCAAAAATTGTTTCTGCAATTACCAGACAGAAGGAGGATGAGCGTTTCGATAGAGATGCTAGACGTGAAAGAAATCTGGCAAGTGAATCTAAAATGTCTAGTGATGAACTCAACTATTGGTTGAGCGAAAAGAAAATTGAAGAAAAGAAGACAGAACTGGAAAGAGTTACTGAATCAATTCTCAAGAAGTTTTAGAACTCATAAATATTTCAAGCACAAAATTTATCGGTTAGAAACAGATGGCACTTTGGGGTAGTTCTGATAACATCGTAAGCGCGGGTATTTGTACCCTTAACTTGACTGGTGGTGACTGGATTGTCAGTGGTGAAGAGCATAATGCACAGTTTGGTCAAACTGTAGTTGGTGGTGCAAAAACGGGTGATGTTATTCGTTTTGGTACTCGTAACGGCGGTAACTATTTTGGCGATGCAGTAATTGTTAGTATTGCATCTTCGACACGCCTTACTATTGGTTCGACAACTGGAATTTTGAATGCTGGAGGTATCTCTGGTGCTCAATATTTCATCAGTGAACTTCCTAGTTACACTGTAGAAGACTTTAGTTATAGCAATAGAAGTGATTCTGCAAGTAGTGCAGTTGATCTTTCCTATGTTGGTACAGCAACTACCAACTCTGAGATTGGTACAGATACAGTTGCTGTTGTAGTTCCTGGCAGTGCAGACGTTATTGTTGGTGACCTCTTGGTTAATGACAGCACTAACTTTGTTATTACTGCAATCGGTGCAACTGCACTTACTTTGGCATCTAACATCACTGCAGGCATTTCGACAAGCGATTCGATTTCCTTCAAGCGTCTTGTTGATGGGTATGATAAGCAAGTCTATGGTATCTCCACGACTGCTTATGCACCTGAAATTTATGCAAAGGCAATCACTCACCAGGGTTGGGTTGGTATCATGACTTACATTGATTGTCATGGTAATCTAAGAGTTAAGTCTGAGACACTGGTCGCAGCATCTGGTATTACAACTGGCGCAAACGGTATTCAATATCCTTCCTATAAATAATTTCTAACTGATTCTTTTTAATGAAATTTGATGAACTGAATGAAAAAAATGTACTATTCTTCGCTATAAAGTACTACGAAAATCCCAACGCTACCACGATTGAGGATTTTCGTAGTGACATGAGGAGATTTAAGTATATCAAAAGATTATTCAAAAAGTATATGCTTGAGAATGATCTAAAGTACCACTTGATTCTTAATCATATTATTGTTTTGTATAATGTTTTTGGTGACGCTGCTACACCATTAATGTTTTACAAGATTGAAAAGCAGTATTGGCCTTTTTTAAAAGCATTTCTGGTCTTCTTGAATAGATTTCCTGAATACCCCAACTGCACAACTACCCTTAATGATATTAAGGAAGACCTGAAATGCCTAACTATTTTGAATTCTATCTAAGATGAAAAAGACATTCCAACAATTCTGGGAAGAAGTTCCCACCAACAACATTGGTGCTGGTAAGATTGCTGGAAGTCCAGAGGCTGATCCAGGAAATCCTCCTGTACGTAAAAAGAAAAGAAAGAAATATGCCTCTTTAGGATGCGGTTCACGTAAACGCTGGATGGTATAATGTTTACTAATTCTAAGGTAGACGTATTAGAATCAAAACTTACAATCTACGAAGACTTGTCACGCGAAATGCTGTCAAAGTTGGAATCCGCCGTAGAAAAAATATCGGAAGGAAATAATAGAATTGCTCAGATTCTCACCAAGCATGATGAGAGAATTGAGCAGAGCATGAAGACTGATACTCTAATCATTAAGATGATTGATGAGTTAAAAGAAGAAAGTGAGAAAGACCATAAAGTTATTCATGATAGGATCGATAAAATACAGGAAGAACTAAAAGGTTTTTCAAAGTTTCGCTGGCAAGTAGGTGGTGTTTTAGTTGTCGCTGGACTTTTGGTTGGAACTATAAGCAATATTGTTCCTGCTTTTTTGGAGGTTGACAGACCCGCTCAGGTGCGATAGACTGGATACACAACAACTTTTTTGTGATGAGCGTAATCGAACATCGATACATTAGTTTGGTTTCGTCACGACTTGACAAATTTAAAAACGTAAGGCAAAGTCTCTACAACTTTCGCTGTCCTTACTGTGGAGATTCCCAGAGGTATAAGAATAAGTGTAGGGGATATTTGTATCAGAACAAGTCTGACTATAACTTCAAGTGTCACAATTGCGGCACTTCAAAATCATTTGGGTATTTTTTGAAAGACCTTGATCCTACTTTATATGATCAATATGTTTTTGAGCGATTTAAATCGGGACTCACAGGAAGGGGTACAGTGGTCCCAGAACCCAAGTTTGAGTTCAAGAAACCCGTGTTTAAGAAAAAGGTTTCCATCGACCTTCCAAGGGCATCTAGCGACCCCAGAGCGAGCGATTATTTAAAGAAGCGTAAGATCAATCCAAATGATTTTTATTACGCCGCCGAGTTTAAGAAGTTTGTCAACAAATACAAACATACTTATGATAATGTTCGCAATGATGAACAGAGGATTGTTATTCCCTTAATGTATCAGGAGAAACTGATTGGATTTCAGGGGAGAGCATTAAACTCTTTTGTTCAACCTAAATATCTCACCTTGATGATTGAAGAGGATGCACCCAAAATCTATGGACTTGACACAATTGACAAAACCTCTCCCGTCTACATTACAGAAGGTCCTTTTGACTCAACGTTCCTTCGCAATTCGATTGCTATGTGCGGAGCTGATCTTGATATCAGCAATTGGGGCATCAGCAATCCTGTTTATGTCTATGATAACGAACCACGCAATAGAGAAATCCTCAATCGAATCAGTAAGACTATCGACCAGGGTTTTAGTGTAGTTATCTGGCCCAAGGATGTCACTCAAAAAGACATCAATGACATGTTTCTTGCTGGACATAATGTGCAAGACATGGTAGAATCATGTGTATATCAAGGTTTACAAGCACGACTCAAATTCAACGATTGGAAAAAGGTATGAGCAACGGTACGAAAGTTATTAAAAGATCTGGTGAAACTGAAGGTCTGAATCTGGACAAGATTCATAAGATGGTAGAAAGTGCTTGTGAGGGTCTTGCTGGAGTTTCTGCTAGTCAGGTTGAGATCCAGTCTGGTATTCAATTTTACGACGGCATCAGAACAAATGAGATTCAAGAAATCTTGGTTCGTTCTGCTAGTGATTTGATCGATCTAGATCATCCGAACTATCAGTTTGTTGCGGCACGACTACTGCTGTTTGGTTTGTATAAAGAAGTTTTTGGTCCTGAGTGGAATCAAGGATTTCCATCTATCAAAGAACACCTTGATAGCGGCATCAAAATAAATATCTATGACCCTGAACTACCTAATAAGTATACTCAGGAAGAGTGGGATAAGATCAACGGTTATGTGGACCATGAACGTGATCTACTCTTCACCTATGCTGGACTAAGACAAGTAACTGATAAGTATCTTGTACAAGATCGTAGCAATGGTGGTGTATACGAAACCCCACAAATCATGTATGCACTGATTGCATCTGCAATCTTTGCTGAGTATCCTAAGGAAACCAGATTGTCCTATGTCAAAAGATACTACGACGCGATCAGCAAGCACAAAATCAACATTCCCACACCTATCATGGCGGGGGTTAGAACTCCACTTCGACAATATGCTAGCTGTGTTCTTGTTGATGTTGATGACACCCTCGATAGCATCTTTAGTTCTGATATGGCTATCGGCAGATATGTTGCACAAAGGGCGGGCATCGGTATCAACGCGGGCAGGATCCGTGGCATCAACAGTAAGATCAGAGGCGGAGAAGTTCAACACACAGGTGTTATCCCATTCCTCAAAAAGTTTGAAGCAACTGTCAGATGCTGCACTCAAAATGGCATTAGAGGTGGATCAGCAACTGTCCACTTCCCCATCTGGCACCAAGAAATCGAAGACATCCTAGTCTTAAAAAATAACAAAGGAACTGAAGACAACCGTGTCCGAAAACTTGATTACTCGATCCAGATTTCTAAAATCTTCTACGAAAGATTTATCTCTAATGGGGACATCACTCTCTTTAGTCCTCACGATGTGCCTGGCCTTTATGACGCTTTCGGCACTCCTGAGTTTGATGGACTATATGTACAATACGAAGCAGACCAGACGATCCCTAGAAAAACCATTGGTGCTCAAGAACTGATCCTTGATCT